AAGCCGCTAATCTGGCGGAAAGAGTTTATAAGACTCCTCTGACTACCAAGTCTCACTCGCATTAATCAGGTATATTGTAGAGTACCTGGAACCCTTTGTCAAGAACCTTCTTCGTGATCGGTGTGTATTCGTATCACATCGTCGTCCACACCAGCTTCTTGGAATATCTGTACTACTTCGTTATACGGAACAATAATAGCGTTTCCGTGCTCACTCTTTATGACGAATGATTCTCCATTTTCAACACGATTCATTAGATTATCAAAATCTTTTTGAAACTCTTCAATTGTAAGTGATGTGAGATCGTTAATTTCTTGATTCATTTTCATAAAGTGAGTTTTATGAGTCGGGGTGACAGAATTCGAATCTGCGACTTCCGCTTCCCAAAAGCGGCGCTCTATCCAAGCTGAGCTACACCCCGTTGCGTATTTGATGATGCAATCTTCTGTGACAATTAGCACAAAGACACATACACTTATCTATCTCTTCTAAGATAGTTTGTTTTCCTCTTCTCGAAAGCATATCAGCAATGCTCATATCCTTTTTAGATGGATCTATGTGATGCCATTCTAATACAATAGTATCAGATTCACCACATTTTTCGCAGAACTTATCATTCATAAGTTCATTATACCATTCTTTAACCCTAAGTCTGGCAACTTTACTTCTTTCAGCATATAAAGATTTATTCTGCTGATAGTGCTTTGAAGCGTATTCTTTTGGGTTTTTTGCTGGCATTATTCTTCAAATAAAGTTCAAATCTATTTATAAGATTTAATCTTTTTCCTTCGTTGAATGTACAATCATTATACCCATTGCTGGAAGGATTGTCAAGAGGCAACCAATGACGAATAATGACACTTGGTTGGTGAGAAGGAACTCTACAAATTTTATCATGATGAATAGGCGTGTGTCAAGGACCAAATAATCAAAATTCCAATCAAACCAAAAATTGTCATTGCAGTATATATGGTATTACTCATATGCTTTAGTTTAAAGTAATTTTAAGAAAAGGAAGTAGTGGAGGAATAACTCCAACTAACCTTAGAAGTCCCTCAGCAAATAAAGCAAGAACCACCCAACCGACGCACATACTAATGATAGAAGCATTACGGTTGTGTCGTCGTATTGCTGCATCAATCATCTCCTGAACTTCAGAACGTGTGATGAATTCGTCTTGAGGATCCATCACTTTTCATCTCCAAGAAACTTAGCAAGAGGATCTCTTTTTGTTTTTACAATTTCAACTGCTCTTTTGTAAAACATATTATCTGTGTTGCCAGAGGTTTCAAAAGTCTCCTTGATCTTCACCCAATTATTATAGGTATGTTGGTCCATAAATTTTGAATGATAGTACTATTATATACTAATCAGAGAACTTTCATCGTCAACATTTTGTGTTGATATCTTAACACTGTTGAAGAGATTGTTAAATTTGTTGTATTTCTTAAAACGGAAGGTGTCGGAGTCGAACCGACAAGGGCTTTAACACCTCAACGCTTTTCAAGAGCGGTTCCGTCGCCAATCGGATTGACCTTCCAAATAAGTCCTCAACGGACTTCAAAATCCAAACGACGAACTTTACGTTGTCTACGTGCTTCCTGCCAAGCAATATCTTGAGAGGTAAGTACGTTTGTTTTTGTATTTTCTTTTAAAGAGTTTAGCATAACTATGCGAGATAAGTCAAGTGCTGAAATCTTATCTCCACGAATTGTTGCCATATTTGGACATCCGCAAGACACTGTTTTTGAATGATGTCCTATCAGTTCTCTATTACAATCTTTACATCTTATTGATAACATTTTTCTTCATCCTATTCATTGTAGGTGCGATCTTAACATCCAGATAAATTTACCGTGAGATTCCATTAAATCTTGAACTAAATTAGCAGTTGCATATGACTTTTGCTCTTCTGCTTCTTCCGAAATTTCTTTCAACATATCACAAAACTTTTCATTATTCTCAAGAAGTTCTGAAAGCATATTATTTGCTGTTGTTGAACTTGCTGCTTCCTGAATCTGAGTTACCTCAAGCATTCTGGAAAGAGAACTAAGAGGTTTTACATTCAAATAACGCATATGTTCTGAGAGACGATCAATCTCTTCAAACATAGTCTCATACTGACCACCAAAAAGTTGATGTAGTTGTGTGAAATCTGAACCAACGACATTCCAATGAAATGCCCAAGTTTTATGGAATAAAACAAAAAGTGATGACTGAGCATCACTCAAGAGTTTAAATAGTGTTTCCATTATACTCTTTTTATTCTTATTTATCAAGTGGGCGATGACGGGATCGAACCGCCGACGTACACGGTGTAAACGTGCCACTCTACCTCTGAGTTAATCGCCCTGGCTCCCCCGACAAGATTCGAACTTGTGACCTGGAAATTAACAGTTTCTCGCGCTACCGCTGCGCCACAGGGGAATATAGGAAGTTACTGGACTTACACCAGTTCAAAGGGCATTGTCTGCTTGTCTCGATTCTTTGACTTAACTTCCTTTGGCGTCTTTCTATGCTATCTGCCTAGCGACTACCAAGAGCGGGTAGGGGTAATCGAAACCCCATCTATTGCTTGGAAGGCAATCATCTTAGCCGTTAGACGATACCCGCATATAAGACAATTATAAACTATTTAAGTTTAATTGTCAAGTGCCCGTGAGAAGATTTGAACTTCCACTGTATGGATTCTAAGTCCACCCTCTCTACCGTTGGAGTACACGGGCATAATGGTAGGAGGGATCTCTATGTGCGGACAGAATCACCTTTTCCATCATCCAGCATAACCAGCGAGAGGGATTGCACTTCCTACGATTTCCTACGATTTGATGGAGTAAGTGTGATATACCTCATAAGGATATAACAGTGACTTACCCTCTATCACTTTTATATATTACACTAATTCGGTGGAGATGTCAAGTCTAAGTTCTGCGTGTATTTCTCTATGACAATTTGCACAAACACATATACACTTATCAAGTTCTTTTATTTGGTCTTCCCATTTTCTCAATTTTAGATTTCCAAAGTTTTTATCTTTTTGAGTTGGGTCAATATGATGGAACTCTAATGCATCGATGCATTTATTATATCCGCATTTTTGACATTTACCACCCTTATACTCAACTGCTTTCTTTTTACTATTTTTCCATCTATCAGCATTATAACTATTATGACATTTTTTACAATTTGCCAACCAAACTTTTTTACTATTTCTCCAATATCCAGTTTCTTCAGTTAAAAGAACTTTGCATTTAGAACATTTTTGTATTGGTTTTCCATCTACACGTTCAACAGTATAATATGGTTCTTCTTTAAAGGATTTAAATGCTGTTTCTAAATTATATTTTTTTAACCAATACCTAATAGATGTCAAACTTTTATTAGTTAATTTTGATATTTCCCTTGCAGACATTTTTTTATCTACAAAAGATTTAAGAATAGAATATTCCATTAGTTCATTGGATATTTATTAATATTTATACAACTGAACTATTTAACAGGCACGGAGAGGGTCGAACTCCCATAAAACATCTTAGAAGGATGTGGCATTGTCCATTATGCTACGTGCCCAAAATATAAACCTCCCTGTTTGTGCTTCTATGAGAGGCATGGGAGGTGCAGGTCTTACACGGAGTTTGGACCCCCGCTGCCTATGAGAGTATTATAAGGTGCTTTTGCTTAGGTGTCAACCAGCTGCTTTTGCTTCCTTACGTGAGGTCTTCTCTTCAGTGATTTCTGCTCTACGTGCTTTTACAAGTCTAGCAATTTCCTGGAGTGCCTTACGGGCACGAGTACCCGCAGAAGCATTACCTTTTACAGTGAACTTTTCGTCTTCTGCTTTCCATGCTTCAACGGCATCAAGCAGTTCTTGTGATGTAGACATAATAACCTCCAATAAAAAATTTAAGGATGTGTTATTTATACGCTTTAAACGCAATCTTTTATCCAAGGAGAACATAATCTCATCTCTCCACCAAGTTTTTTACACTCCTCAGAGTAACATACAGAATTATCAGGAGCTATTTCTATCAACCTCGGCAAAGGTATTCTAGGTTCATTTGAATACCCTGTCAAGCGTTCATAGTCATGGATGGCTTTATCAACATCTCTTTCTACTCTTCTCTTTACGACTCCTGGGTCTTTGAGGAGAACATCATTAATTATGGTCTGTGGGAAGAACCTCCTCTGCGCCTCGTCTAAGAGGTCCCAGAGGCGCTCCTGGGGCGCTCCAGTGCATTGAGAGAGTGATGCTACTAGAACGCTCAATACGACGCTTACAAGGACGATCTGCTTCTGGTCTGGTCTCTTGTTTCCGAAGTTAAAATTGAGCATAAAAAAAGGGAGTCTATGACTCCCTCTATTTATTATTCAGTTTTACACTTCAGTTTCAACTATTCGTTTAGCATAATCATAAGCATAATGTGTTCTTGCTCCGTGGTGGCCCCATCCAATCCAAGAATACGCAGTATTCATATATGAATTGATAGACTTACCAGGTGTTTTCATATGGTTCTCAATTCTCTTCCACTGGGTCTCAGTAGTAAGATACTTAAGTTGAGTATCAATGGTAGAAGGATTTCCTCCAATCTTCCTCGCATAATTACCCAAACCATAATATCTGTCGGAAGAAGTCCATTCTAATTTTATTTACCAAGTTCTACTGGTAATTTGATGTCGTTTAGTTCGTCATAAAGAAGTTTAGCAAAAATAAGATGTGGTTTCTGTCTTGTTTCTATTGCTGAACTTGTAGCAACACTCCACATAATATCAAGTTGTAGTTTATCAGGTAGTTTCTTCATCAGGTAGTTCCTCATTCAAATCAACACCATCTAAAATTTTATCTGCCCATTTTAGTGCTTCAGTATTCTCAATAATAGATTTGATTTGTTTGAGATTATCATAAAGTTCTTTATTGAAATCATAACATTCAGTCAAATGTTCTATGTTGTTGTCCTCAAAGTTAGTTTCCTCACGGATTTCCCAAGACAAACCATCCATATCTGCTGCGGTTTCTGTGAGAAAGTATTCAAGTGTTTCAAGTAAAGTCATCAG